TAAATAAACTGATAAAATAACATTGAAAGTGAGTTCTCTTTTATGGCTAAAGGATTTAAAGTAAAGACGGTTGCACCTAAGAAGAAAGCACCCGAATGGGATATTGATGCAATCAAACAAAGAATGAAAGGAAAAGCAATCGTCTTCTGTTTACCAGGTAGAGGATGTTCTTATATCTTTCTAAAGAATTTTGTACAGTTATGCTTTGACATGGTACAAAATGGAATGAGTATTCAGATTTCTCAGGATTACTCATCAATGGTTAATTTTGCACGTTGTAAAGTACTTGGTGCAAATGTACTACGTGGACCTAAGCAGGTACCTTGGGATGGTAAATTAAAGTATGATTATCAACTTTGGATTGATAGTGATATTGTCTTTGACACTCAAAAGTTTTGGCAATTATGCGATTTAGCAGTTGCTGCCGATACTGTTGATGCTGAAGGGAATAATGTTAAAGGTGAAGAGAAGGAAATCGTTGCTGGTTGGTATGCTACTGAAGATGGTCAAACAACTTCGGTTGCACATTGGTTAGAAGAGGATGATTTCCGTAAGAATGGCGGTGTAATGAATCATGAAACCGTTGAGACTATGGGTAAGCGTAAGAAACCATTTACGGTTGACTATACTGGTTTTGGTTGGGTGATGATTAAGAATGGAGTATTTGAAAAACTCGAATATCCTTGGTTTGCACCTAAAATGCAACAATTTGAGTCTGGTGAAGTCCAAGATATGTGTGGAGAGGACGTTAGTTTCTGTCTAGATGCAATGGATGAAGGTTTTGAAATTTGGTGCGATCCTCGTATTAGGGTTGGCCACGAAAAAACTCGTATTATTTAATTTTTTATTATGCAATTCCTAGCTTTTCTCGGAATTTTGATTATTTCTGCTATTATAGCAATTGTTTTATTAAATAATCTTTATAATCCTCATTAAAGGTATGAAGAAATTTAAAATTCTTTATGATGGAGAGGTTATTCATAACAATCTCTCCCATGAAGATGCAATAGAGATTTTACAAGACCTTTCTGAAAAATATTATAGGGGTGAAGACAATTTTGATGCTAATTTACTAAAAATGGAGGATGTTGATGGCACAAAAACAACTAACAGTTGAAAAAATCGTTGCAATAGTCAAAGAAAAGTGGCAATTATTCGGTGTAAGCACTTTAATTGTCTTTTTATTACAACTTTTATCGTCTAAAGTACTTTTAGCGGTATTTTTAGGACTAATTTTTACTATTATAGTCCCATCGGAAGCACTTAAAAAATTACTTAACAAATCTTAGAAACAATTATGGCAAAAATGAAGCAAGGGGTACTTGGAAGTGAAGTTATCATGTCAAGACCGAAAAAAACTCGTCAAGGCCGCTCGGCTCTCTCGAAATTGTCGGCAACTTCTCGCAATAGATCAAAAAAGAAGTATAGAGGGCAAGGATAATGTGGAATTTCTTCCAATGGGCATGGGAATTGTCATGGGGCGATGGAATTTCGCTTTTAATTTGTCTTTTTGTTTTTTGGTATGGTAAAAAATGGATTGATAGTCGTTTCGGAAGTCTAAACAAACGCCAAAAACGTGAAATGAAGCAAGTTGTTGTTGAAGCATTGCGTGAATGGGAGTCAGAAGTCGAATATTTGGGTCGTCCAGGTTATAAATGGGAGAATAATCAATGGGTTAAGGACGAAAATATCAAACTTTAAAAAATCAAACTCAATATAGTGTCTAAATACCTAAAATTATAGGGTTTAGGCATTTTTTCATGGAAAAGAAAATGTTAAGAGAGATTGGTAATGACAATCTTACACCAAAAAAGCGGGATAAATTGAGTGAAAGTGAACTTTTTGACCCAGAAGAAGATGATGGTTTGGATTATGAGGTCGATGCGATGACCCTAACAGAACATTAGGTCAAAAAACTTAATAAATAACTTATATTCTAGTAATTTTCAATGCCATTAGAACGGGTATCGCAAGAATTTAAAGATGTTAGTATGACATTTAAGTACAATCCCTTAAATGGAGATCTTATTGCGTTAAAAAATGCTAATGCAATTGCTCGTTCTTTAAAAAATATAGTATTAACTGGACGTGGTGAAAAGTTTTTTGATCCTGAATTTGGTTCTCGTGTTTCAGAATCTTTATTTGAGACTTTAGATGAAGTTACAGCTCTTGCTATTCAAGAAGAAATTGAATATTCTATTGTAAATTATGAACCAAGAGTTAATTTATTAAACGTAATTGTTCAACCTAATTTTGATAATAATGAATATTTCGTTAGAATTAGTTACATAATTATTGGAGTTGATATTCCACCTCAAGAACTAGAATTTGCCTTGTTGCCTAGTAGATAAATGCCTCTTTTAAACTATACTGGTCTTGATTTTGACCAAATAAAATTAACCCTTAAAAAATATTTACAGGATAACTCTTCGTTCCGAGATTATGACTTTGAAGGGTCAAATCTATCAACTATTCTTGACGTATTAGCATATAACACCTATATAACCTCTTATAATGCTAATATGGTATCTAATGAGGTATTCATAGATTCTGCTACCTTGAGGGAGAATGTGGTGGCACTGGCAAGGAATATAGGATATTTACCAAGGTCTAAAAAATCATCTAGAGCAACAATTACTTTCTTTTGTGATGTTGATACAATATCACCAGCTCCTGCAAGTATAACTCTTAAAAAAGGACCAGTTGGAAGTACTGGAGGACAATTTGGAGGACAATCATTTGTTTTTAATATTCCAGAGGATATAACTGTATCTGTTAAAGACAATCAAGACAGTGGAAAGAAAAATGGTATTTTTGAAAATATAGAAGTATATGAAGGAACTCTTTTAAATCAAGTATTTACATATTCATCTAGAAATATCCATCAAAAATTTATTCTTCCTAATAGTGGAATTGATCTTGATACTTTAACCGTTAAAGTAAAAAGTAATTCTAATTCTACTAATTCTATAGAATATGTTAGACAAGATGATTTATTTGCGGAAAAAACAGGAACAACAATTACTGGAGAATCTAATGTATACTTTATTCAAGAAGTAGCAGATGAACAATATGAATTAATTTTTGGTGATGGTATATTTGGTAAAGCATTGCAAGATGGTAATCAAATTGAAGCCTCATATATTGTAACAAATGGTAATGCCGCAAATGGAATTTTTAGACTTACTTTTGCAGGAAGAATAATTTATAATAGAAATGCAATAGATCATAATATTACCAGTGGTATCTCTTTAATCTCTGTTAATACTACCTCCAGTGGCGGTGAGTCTATTGAAAGCGTAGATTCCATTAAAAAGTATGCACCACAGATTTATGGCACTCAGAATAGGGCATTAACGGCAAATGATTATGAGATTTTAATTCCAAATAAAATATACCCTGAAGCAGAGTCAATCTCCGTATATGGTGGTGAAGACTTAATCCCACCACAATATGGAAAGGTTTTCATTAGTATAAAACCACGTACAGGTGATTTTGTACCTGGTGCTATTAAGGAAAATATCAAAAGAGATTTAAAGAAATATTCTGTTGCAGGTATTGTACCAGAAATTCTTGATTTAAAATATTTGTTTATTGAAACTAATAATAAAGTATATTATAATAGTAACTTAGCACCTAATGCAGCTGCTGTTGGTACAATAGTACAAAACAATATTAATAAGTATTCTGAATCTGCGGAGTTAAATAAGTATGGTGCAAGATTTAAATATAGTCAATTTTTAAGGGTTATTGATCAAAGTCATGATGCGGTTACTTCTACTATTACTACAGTTGAAATGCGACGTGATTTAAGATTAGCCACTGATACTTTTGCTGAATATGCAATTGATTTTGGTAATGAATTTCATATTGATTCTATGAATGGATATAATATTCGATCTACTGCATTCAGAGCATTAGATATTAATGAAGATGTTTATCTATTTGATATACCAAATACTGATAAGAAGACAGGAACTATGAATTTATTTTCTTTAGATTCATCTGGGTCAGATACTCCAATAATTCAAAAGAAGAATATTGGAAAAGTTAATTACAAAACTGGTAGAATTACCCTCGATCCTATTAATATTGTATCTGGTAAAACTAAAGATGGTGTCCAAATTATGGAAATATCTACAGTCCCTGAATCTAATGATGTTATTGGATTACAGGATCTTTATTTGCAACTAGATAGTAGTAATGTTGACATGATTGTTGATGAAATTAGTTCAGGAATTGA